TTACAGAAAATTACATTTTCTTCAATAGATCCTTGTCTGTCTAAACGTTGAATAACTGCATCAAAATCTGATAATGTAGTTGGGTTTCCACCTCCGTACACGTTACCTCTTTGTCCAAGAACATAGAATAATCCTTCAGAACCTTTGTTTCCTGTTCCTGAAGCTACTCCTGCAGCAATTGCAGCAGCACCTGAATTAGCTTCAGCTGGTACAGCTTCCACCATTGCAGTTTCTAAATAATCCTCAAATCTTAATCTAGTTTCGTGTTCAGATTTTAAATACCATAGGTATCCTGATGCTCCATTTTCAGTAGTAACTTCAATCCATCCGATTTGCGCCATATCAGAACCTGATACTTCGTATAAATCTTTGATGATAATTGGGCTATTGCTAAATATTTCGTCGTCAGCTTCTAAAGAGTTTTGCATTGCTACAGAACCTTTTTGAAATTCACTACCATAAATAAATACAGATACTACATCTGCAGCTCCAAAAGTTTGTCCTCCAGCTTCATAATACGCTACATCAAACGTTGCGTTAGCGTAATCAACAGCAGTTACAATACCTTTATTAGATAGTGTTGATCCTGCTGCATTGTTTGAAAGCATAACTGTTTGTCCTACTCTTACTGCTATACCACCTGTTCCTGGGTTTAAAGCATCAGCTACTGTAATAGTTGCTGTGTCTTGCGCCGCTGCTTGATTAGAGCTACAGTTAATATATTTTGTGTGTAATCTTCCTTGCTCTGCCCATTTAATAAGGTCAGAATTACAAGGCATTTCAGCGCCTACCATTCTTAGGAATGATGCTACTGTTCTATTGCCATATCTTTCAAATTCTTTTTCATACGTATCTGGTAAATACTGATTTAAGAAATCAAAAGTAGTCATATAGTTTGATTGTGTTGCAACTCTTTCTGCGCTCGGTTGAAGTGCGAAAGTTGGAGTTGCTGCTACTTGTCCAGCCATTTTTTTACTTTTTTTTAATTGTTATTATTATTTTTTATTGCTTCTAATCTTTAAACCTCGGCCTGTGCCTGTGTCTAACGATCTTACTTTAAATCCTGACTTAGCTAATGCTTGTGGCGATTGTCTCATCTCCATATTTATATTTTTGGATTTTTTTGAAACATTGTCAATTGCATCTGCTTGGCCTTGTTCATAAAAGAACTTAGCGTATTTATCTGGATTCATGGCCATTGAAAGTGCTTTGTGATATTTGTCAGCATTCTTAATTAATCCTTTGTCATCTAAATAAGTTTGTATAAAATTATTTATACTTGACTGAGATTTTTTAAGATCATCTGCTGGTAAAGGAGAATAAGAAACTTTTTTATCATTAATGTTAAATTCAAAACCTTTGAACTTATCATTAAAAACTTTTCCGGTTTCTTTTACAAACCATTCTTGTTTTCTTTTAGACTCTTCTTTATAGCTCTTGCCATCTTCAATGTATTCTCTATAAGCTTTTAATTCTTTTTCTGACTGCTGAGATAAAGATTCCCTTGACTCAAGCGGAACTTTATATTTCTCTTTTAGTTCATTAAAGTATTTTTTAGCTTTAGATAATTCTCTTTTTTTTGCTAATTTTCTTTTTCTTATATCTCTTTCATCATCTAATTCTTCATCAAAACCAAAGCTATCCTCTATAAGATCTTTAATATCTTCTGAGTCTAACCCCTCCTCTGTCTGAGAATAATAATTAGCTAATAAAGAATCAGGTGAATCTGAGCTATAATCTTTGTTTAATCTTACAAAGTCTTCTAGCCCTCTACCTGTTTCTTTTTTATAATTAAAATAAGACAAAACATCTTCTGGTAAATCAGGAGTGTTTTCTTTCACTTCAACTAATTCGTCTAAGGAAGTTATTTCTCTTCCATAGCGGTTTCCAATATATTTAAGAACTTCTTCATCACTCATTTGCGGAGTGATTACTTCTTCTATTTTTTCTTCAACAACTGGCTCAACAATTTCTTCTTTTATGTCTTCAGGTACAACCTGATCATTTACTTCAGAAACTTCTTGAACTTTAGTTTCTTGCTCTGCTTCATGCTTTGCAAGTAATTCTTTTTCGATTTCTTGAGTGGATTTTTGCTCCATTACCCCAAGGTCTTTTACTACGATATTTTCCATTTAATTTGATTTTTACAAAGTTAATAATTAATTATATTAATATTTAAGGTATATTAAATATTAGAAAATCTTCTTTTAGAATGCCAATAAACTTTTTTTGATTTACCTAAAATTAATTTTTTTCCTACTCTTGTATTGAATTCTTCTCTGATTTGTGTTAGTTGAGGACCGCTTACATTATTCATTATATTTTATTTATCTTGGTTCAAATTCTGCTAAATCAAACCCATCTAAACTATCTTCGTTAGATTCAAAGGATACTGGAGGAAGGTTGTTTTTACGTTGTTGAATCAATTGTGATTGCTCTGTATTAGCTTGGCTTAATCTTCTGTCTTTTGCCTTTTCTCTGTTATCTTCTCTTTTTTGTAATTTTTCTTCTTCAACACCTTTTAATTTCATTTGCATCTCAAACTCAACTTGCATTAGTTTTTCTTTTAGTTGAGCCTCGTTTTTCAGTTTTTCTATTTCAAAAGCAATTACTGCTTGAGATTGTTTCATGTTAATTTGAGCCTCCATCTGTAACTTTGCTGTTTGTTGTTGTGCTTGCATTTGTTGTAGCTGCATTTTAGTCTGAGCATCCATTTGTTGTTTCTGCATTGCTGCTTGTTGGTCCTGCTCTTGTTTTCTAACTCTTTTAACTTTGAGTAATTGATTTGCTAATTTTAAATTTCTTAACTCACGTATATCAATTGCATCTTCTAAGTTTATATCTTGCTTAGATAAAGCCATTTGTATATTTTGCTCCAGTTGTTGTTTTTCTTCTTCATCAGGAGCTACTTCTATAAATATTCCAAAGTCATATATATATAAGTCTTTAATTTCATCTAATATTCCTACATTGTATTTTCCAATTTGCATCGTAAATTCTTCTGCAAAATCCGCATACTCTAATACATCAGCTATTCGTAAAGACACACCTTCTGCCATTCTTTGTGTTATAGCTAAACTTGCTTGCAATATATGTCTTGTTGCTGTGTTGCTATTTAGTGCAGCTAATTTTTGTACACCTACTAATGAATTAGGGTCAGGAGTTGATCCATCTCTAGCTTCATTTAATCCAGTTACACCTCTTATCATTCCTAAGTAATGATTATAACTAGATATTAAACTTTGCATTTTTGCTTGTCCACTACTAGATGTTAATTGGGTTATAGGAACACGTGTGTTGTTAAATTCACCATCTTGAGTATAACTTCTTCCTATTACACTACCTGTTTGAAAATATAATCTAAGCGCATCTTGTGGGTTATATGCTGCTCCAGTACCCAAATCTACTTCATTTAAGCCATCTGCATCAATAAACACACCATCTGGTACTACTTTAGCAATTACTTGCTGTAGTTTTAAATGAGTTATTTGTATTAAATCAGCAAAGCTTATCATACGTCTTACTAACGACTCTATATTACCTTTATACATTCTAGGCGCACAAGCTACATAATTAGGCATTGCGTGTTGTGAAGCGGATTTTGGTCTAACCATGTTCTCCATCATCTTCCACTGTAAAATTGTGCTAGTACCCATAACCATCACACCCTCATACCAAACATCTATAGTTTTAGAAACTTTCTTGAAGTTTCCTTCCTGCATCATTTCCTCTGGCGGATTAAAATCTGAATTTTTTTCTATTACCCTAGATCCTCCACCCTCTAATTCTTTTTTCTTATAAGAAAAAGTGTTGGTTGTTTTGTAATTAAAATATAATATAGTCGCTGTCTCTCTAGAAAACACACTGTTCTCATACATTTGAGCTACATTATGATAATCATACCATGACTGACTATATTGAGAAATTTCTCTCAAATCATCACTAGTTAATTCAGGATCTATTTTTAATAATTCGTTTATCGGTACAGTTTTTATTTCACCCCAGTAAAAACAATCTTGAAAATGAGGATCTTCAGTATAACTATATACCATGTTTGCAGGGTCTACATACTCTACTTTAACGCCATCTCCTGCTAAAAACATATGTTTACTCATACCGATACCTAAAACTGTCAAGTCATAATCAACTCTTTTTCTAACATCTGCATAATGATTATCGTCTAGTATAGTATTTATAGCTGTCTCTTCAGCTATTTCTATTCCAGGTTTATAATTTAACTGCATATACAATGCAAGTTCTTGATCCGTGTTTGGAAGTTCATCAGGGTCAGTAGAAAATGGATTTACTCCGAAGCCTTGTTGAATTTGATTCAACAAAGGTTTTGTAACCATATCTCCTTCAATCATGTCTTGAAATGCAGATCTTTTTTCTGCAGACATAGCATCTTGTGCGTAAGCTTGAACTTTGAATAATCTATCAGACATGCCGTTTACAACAATATCTACAAATTTAGGTATTATAGGAACTGGAGTCCAGTCTAAGTTTAAGTAACTTAAATCTCCGTCTACTGCTAATTCATTTTTATATTTTGCTACAGATTGTTCTCCTCTTGCATAAAGTCTTAGCCTATGAAAATCTTGCCATTGACTGTAAAACCTAGATTGGTTTCCACTCTTTCTAAACCATTCGTATTGTATTGCTTGTCCTATTTGT